GTATCAAACTCTAACTTGAGTGGTAACGTAAGTAGTGGTATTGAACCTTGGGCAGCTAATGTATTTACCGAACAAACATCAAAAGGAACATTCATTAGAAAGAATCCTGAATTGGAAAAAGTACTTCGTAAGATGGGTAAGAACACAAAAGAGGTATGGGATAAAATTCTTGCCGATGGTGGTTCGGTGCAAGACTTGGACTTTTTAGATAATTGGTGTTTTTCGGAAGGTAAATTGGTTGAGTGTAAAGAAATATCAATAGATGAAAGAGCACATAGAGCTAGTTCAGTTAAAGATGTATTTAAAACATTCAAAGAAATTAATCAATTAGATTTAGTTAGACAAGCAGGTATTAGACAACAATATATTGACCAAGCAGTTTCCCTAAATTTAGCATTTCCTGCAACTGCCGACCCTAAATGGATTAACCAAGTTCACTTAGAAGCTTGGAAGCAAGGAGTTAAGACGTTATATTATATGAGAACGGAATCAGTATTAAGAGGAGATATTGCAGCTAAAGCTATGGATCCGGAATGTGTAAGTTGTGAAGGATAAAATAAATAAAATGGCTGAAAATCAATCAACAAAATTCAAAGAATTGACCGAAAAAATTAAAGAAGATAAAATTGATAAACCCAAAGGGCCTATCAAGTTCCAAATTCAACTAAATGAGGAGCAGAAGCAAGCTAAAGATAAAATATTAAATAATGCAATTACCATATTAAGTGGTAAAGCTGGTAGTGGTAAAACACTTTTAGCTTGCCAGGTTGCATTAGATATGTTATTCAAAAAAGCTGTACATAAAATTATTATAACTCGCCCTACTGTAAGTAAAGAAGAAATTGGATTCTTACCTGGCGATTTAAGAGAGAAAATGGAGCCTTGGATGCAACCCGTTTATTCTAATTTTTATCAATTATATAACAAAGAAAAAATTGATAAGATATTACAAAATGGAGAAGTTGAAATTGTACCCCTTGCATTTATGAGAGGTAGAACATTTTTAGATGCATTCATTATAGTAGATGAAGCACAAAATTGTACTAATGACCAAATGGAAATGATTACATCTCGTTTGGGATTACGAAGTAAAATGGTTGTATGTGGTGATACGCAACAAGTGGATTTAAAATATAAAGGAGATAGTGGGTTCAAATTCTTATTATCAGCTGCAAAGAAGATTAAGGATATGGATTCACAAACATTATTAACAAATCATAGACATCCGGTTGTAGACTCCTTGTTGGATGCATATGATGAATTTAAAGAAAGACAAAATGGTAACAGTTAAGAAATTTTCAGCAGTATGGTGTGGTCCTTGTAGAGCTCTTGCACCAGTAATGAACGAAATTAAAGGTCAATTTTCAAATGTAACGTTTGAAGATTACGATGTCGATGAGGCATACGATGAAGCAACTCAATATGGTATTCGTTCAGTTCCAACGGTAATTATTGTAAAAGATGGTAAAGAAGTAGAAAGGTTTACAGGCGCATCATCTAAAATGGCGTATGTAAATGCAATCAATGAATCACTAAAATAAAATAAATTTGTGATTGTCAAAAAAAAGTGTTATATTAGAGTTATGTTAAGAGGAGAAGCGCATCCAATGCACAAATTAACTGAAGAGCAAATATTGCAAATCAGAGAACTATACAAAGTAGGGCATAGAAATATTAATGTTATTGCTAGGAACTACAAAGTATCTCCTGCAAACATTAAAAAAATAGTTACGAACCAAACATGGACACACATGGTAAAGTGGCCCTATGAAAGAGTTAAATAAGTTATATTGCGATACATCAAAATTAGTCGTAAGACAAGTAAACAAAAATGTAGCAAAAGATATCATCGTTAATAACCATTATAGTGGTATATGGACGAAGGTATCTTATGCTATTGGTTTGTTTCATGTTTCAAATGATGAACACAAATTCTTTGGTGGAGTAAATGAACAACTTATTGGAGTAGCATGTTATGGTGATCCTGTTGGCAGACATTCAGGTGCATCTATAACGGAACTATTAGATAGAACGGAAGTTTTAGAACTTACCCGTTTATTTGTATTTGATGGGTATGGTAGTAATATTGAAAGTTGGTTTGTTGGTAAATCATTTGAGTGGTTAAGAGAAAATGTACCACAAATCAAAGCATTAGTATCGTATTCAGACCCGAAAGCAGGTCATTTGGGAACTGTATATCAAGCAACAAATTGGATATATCAGGGAAACCGAATCAGACCAAATGATAGTTGGAGTTTTAAGTGGAAAGAAGATGAGGAGTGGCATCATAGTAGAACATCATTTGTAAGATACGGAACAAATGACCCAAAGATAATTCAAACAATGGTTTCAGTACCATTTTGGATTAAGAAAGAACCCAGAAAACATCGTTATGTTTATATACTTTTGAATGGTAGAGAGAGAAAGAAACTATTAAAATCTTTAAAGTATCCATCGTTACCATATCCAAAAGCAAAAGAAGAATTTATTGAAGAAATACATAAATTAGAACCAATTGAAAGAAGCTAATAAATCATATTGTGATGTATCAAAAGTACATCTTGCTCCAATAACAAAAGATATAGCAAGAGATATTATTGTTAAAAAACATTATACTCATGCTTGGACAATGTGTCGATATGCATTGGGTATTTATTACAAAACTGAATCGGAAAACCAATTTGGTGATAGTAAACTTATAGGATGTCTAATATATGGATTTCCCGTAGGGGCAAGAGCATCTACATCGGTTTGTGAGGGATTGAGTAAAGATAACATTTTAGAATTAACTCGTTTATATTGTGATGATGGTTATGGTGCAAATATTGAATCATATGCATTGGGACAATCGTTTAAGTGGTTCAGAGAAAATGATAAAAATATTAAAGTTCTCCTTTCATATGCCGATAATGGACAAGAGCATTTGGGTGGAATATACCAAGCCACCAATTGGATTTATCAAGGATTAAATACTGATATTGCATTAATGCCAAATTATGGTATATCTCTATCTAAAGACCCTTATAAATGGATTCATAGTAGAAGTGTATTTAATAATTGGGGTAGTGGTAATTTGGAACATCTTAGAAGAGAAATTGGTAAAGAAGGTTATAAAGAATTTTGGAGAAGAGAAGAACCACCTAAACATAGATACATTCAGATTCTTGCGCAAGATAAAAAAGAAAAGAAAGATTTAATCAAACGATTAAAGCATGAAATACGACCTTATCCAAAAGATACAAGAGAGTACAATAAAGGAATTGAACAACATAGTGTGATATCACCTGAAAACGAAATTACAACTAAGTTTTGGTAATATCGAATAATTTTACTATATTTACAATATGAAATTTTGGGAAACCGGCGAAACAGCCAAAACAGACGAATTCAACTACGAAGATATGAAACGAAAGTTCATTGAGAACTTGGACTATCTAAGAACTATGTCAGTTGAAGAACAAACTCTCTACAAAAAGTGGATGGAGTGGAACGAAGATTTAATTGGTAATATGAAAAAATTACCTGTGTTGCAATCCCATTACGATTCCTTATGGAAACCTACCGATATTATGAATAGGGAATTAACTATTGCTGAAATTCAAGCAATAGACCCTTATGTAGAAATCGTAGATGATGATGCTAAACAATCTACTCGTTGGACTGAGATTCGTAGATTAATCCATACAATGGAATTTCAGGCAAATCCAGGTCGTAATGTAAAATGTTATGTAAAGGATAGAGTTAGTGGTAAGATATTAGGACAGATTTGTTTAGGTTCTGATATTACATCATTGGGTGTTAGAGATGCATATATTGGATGGCAGAAAGATGATAAGTTTAAAAATGGTAAATTGAATTGTACTACAATTGCAACTACTATTGTATCAACTCAACCATTTGGTTATAATTTCTTAGGTGGTAAATTAATTGCCGCATTAGCAACTTCTCCTGAAATTAGAGATTATTGGAAAAAGAAATATAATAATCCATTAGTTGGAGTAGGTACAACATCTTTGTATGGCATTCACTCACAATACAATGGTATTCCACATTTCAAAACATTAGGAGAATCTAAAGGTAAGATTTCCACAAAGCCTGATGATAAAGTTTATGACCCTTGGCATCAATGGTTAAAAGAAAATCGTTCTGAGTGGTATGAAACTCATATCACTAGAGAAAGAGAAAGAAATGGTGAAAGTATGGGTTACGAAAAGAATGGACCTGTAAGTGGAATCAAACAAAAGATTATCCAGGCTATCTTTAAAGAGTTAGGAATTAAAGGAAATGCTTATGACCATGGATTCCAAAGAGGTGTATATTTTGCACAAATGTATGAGAATGGTAATGAGTTCTTACAATCTAAAATTGAAGAGAAGGATTTGATTCTTAAAGAGAAGTTTGCTAAAGGAAATGAGTACACTATTAAGTGGTGGAAGGATAAAGCAATCAAACGATATGAGAAGATGCTTGAGGAAGGAAAGATTAAACCGGAAGTTCTATTTTATGTAAATGCAATTGGAATGACTTGGGAACAAATGAAAGATAACTATTTAAAAGAAGTGGGAAGATAATATGTATCAAAACATCTATTACGAAAGACAAAAGAATTTAATACATTTGTGGGATGATAAAAGTGGGTATCAAACAATGCCATACCGAAAGTATGCATATAAGAAAGACCCATATGGACAATACCAATCAATGTATGGTGATAAATTGACTCGTATATCAAAGTGGGAAAAGGAAGAGGCAGAAGATTTATTTGAATCGGATGTACCAGAAACAACGAGAGTATTGGTTGACATTTATGATAATGATTTACCATCAACAGGTCATAGAGTAATGACTTTTGATATTGAGGTAGAAATGATTACAGGTCTACCAAATACAAGAGAAGCTCAGAATGAAATAACAGCGATAGCATCATACGATGGGGCAACGAAATTATACGATGTCTTTGTATTAGATAAAGAACGAAAAGTTAAAAACAATGCCAAAAACTTTAGCAAAGATGGGAGAGAAGTTACTCTTCACATTTTCGATAACGAGAAAAATCTCTTACTTAAATTTCTTAATTATTACGAAGAAATTAACCCAACTATTTTAACAGGATGGAATATAGATTTCTTTGATATTCCCTATCTTTACAATCGTATTAAAAACGTATGTGGAGAAGGTAATGCAAAAAGATTATCACCAATAAGCCAAGCATTCTGGTCTCCTTATAGAGAAAAGTGGAGTTTTGGAGGTGTAGCTATTTTAGATTATATCAATCTATACAAAACTTACACATATACATTAGAAGCATCTTATACTCTAAACCATATTGCTACAAAGGAATTAGGTAGAGGTAAGGTTGAATATGAAGGAAGTTTGGATGATTTATTTGAAAATGATTTAGAGAAATTTATTGAGTATAATATTGTCGATGTAGATTTAGTTGTATCGATGGATGAGAAGTTACAATTTATAGATTTATGTAGAGCAGTTTGTCACGCTGGATTTGTTCCATACGAAGATTATATTTTTTCATCTAAATGGTTAGAAGGAGCTTGTTTAGCATATCTTAAAAAGAAAGGTTTAGTAGCAACTAATAAACTGAAAGATAGAAAAGAGAGAATGCAAGCTCTGAAAGATAATAATCAGGAGAAGTTCATAGGTGCATATGTAAAAGAACCCATCGTTGGGAAGTATGATTGGATATATGATTTGGATTTAACATCTCTATACCCATCAATTATTATGACCCTAAATATCAGTCCTGAAACCAAAGTAGGTAAGATTCAGAATTGGGATGCAGAAGAAAATATAAGAGGAGTAGAAAAGACATATAAGCTAATAGGTAAGGATGGCGATGAATACTCATATAGTACTCAGGAATTGAAGGAAGTCATCAAAGATAGTAATTTAGGTGTTGCTGCAAATGGAGTTCTTTACACACAAGATAAAGCTGGTTTAATTACCGATATTTTGGATACATGGTTTAAACAAAGAGTTGAATTTAGAAAATTAGAAAAGAAATATGGTGAAGCGGGTGATACGGAAAAATATGAATTTTATGCGAAGAGGCAGTTGGTTCAAAAGATTCTTCTTAACTCTATGTATGGTGTGCTTGGTCTTCCTGCCTTTCGGTTTTACGATATTGATAATGCAGAGGCAGTTACGATTACGGGTCAAACTGTTATTAAGAAAACAGCAGAAATGGCAAACATCAAATATTGGAAAGAACTCGGAACTAAAGAGGATTACAATGTTTATATCGATACTGATTCCATTTATATGATGGCTGAACCAATAATAAAACATAGATACCCTAATTATAAAGAATTTGATGAGAAGAGAATGGCTACCGAAGTAAATACTGTTGCGGAAGAAACTCAAACATTCTTAAATTCATTCTATGATATTCTTGCTGAAAAATTCTTTTTTATTCCAAAAGATAAGCATAGATTTGAAATCAAAAAAGAGTATATCTCCAAAGCAGGATTTTGGGTAGCAAAGAAAAGATACGCACAATGGATGGTTTTAAAGAATGGTATTCCTTGTGATAAGTTAGATGTAAAAGGATTGGATGTAGTTCGTTCATCATTCCCTAAAGCATTTCAGGACCAAATGAGTGGTATGTTAAAAGATATCCTTATGGGTAAAGATAATGATTATGTTGATAAGAAGTTATTAGAATTCAAAAACAATATGATTAATCTACCTGTTAATAAAATAGCTAAAGGTGGAGCAATTAAAGAATTGAGTAAGTATGATAAAGGTACTTGGAGAAAAGATAGTGGGTTATCGATTGCATCATTTGAGAAAGGAACTCCGGCGCACGTTAAAGCTGGTATCACATATAATAGATTATTAAAGTTCTTTGATTGTCCGTTTAAAAACGAACCAATTAGAGATGGTGATAAAGTTAAGTGGGTATATCTTAAAAATAATCCATTAGGATTGGATACAGTGGCATTTAAGGATTATAATGACCCAAAAGAGATTATGGATTTCGTAGAACAATATGTTGATAGAGATATGATTTATAAAGCTGAGTTGGAAAACAAGGTTGATGATTTCTATAACGCCCTAAAATGGGAAAAAGCATCGAATGACACAAAAACGGCAAAGAAATTCTTTGCTTTTTAAAAAACTTTTCGTATATTTGTAAAACAATAATTTAAAATTTAAAAAAAAAAGTATGAACAAGCAAAATTTATTACGCTTTATTCAAAAGTACTCACTAGGTGGAGTAATTGAGTCGGTAGCATGGAATGCCGAAGGAAACAAATTATCAGTTCGATTTATTTCGGATGATAAAACCATGTTAGGTGAAGTGGACTTTGATGGATTTACATCAACTCCATTTAATATTGGTATCTATACAACTTCTTTGTTGAAAAACTTAGTAGGTATATTAGATAACGATTTGAGTTTAAAAGTTGATACCGTAGGTGATAAGGCTACTGTATTAAAGTTATCTTCAGATGAAACTGAAACTTCTTATCAATTAGCAGATTTAGGTGTGATTCCGGTTGTGCCTGATTTGAAGCAATTGCCAGAGTTTGGTATTTCAATCGATATGGCATCAAATATGATTGATAAGTTTATCAAAGCAAAAGGTGCATTATCTGATATCGATACATTCACTGTATTTAGTGAAGGTGGTGATTTGAAGATGGCAATTGGGTATTCTTCTATTTCTACAAATAGAGTTACATTTATCGCTATCAAAGGATTTGATGGTGATGTTAAACCAATCTCATTCTCAGCAAAGTATTTAAAAGAAATCTTAACTGCAAACAAAGAAGCTACTTCAGCAAAATTGAAAGTATCAACCGATGGTTTAGCAAATGTTGAATTTTTAATTGATAACTTCGCATGTAAATATTATTTAGTAGAAATTTCAAATTAATAAAATGGCAGACCAATTAGAACTATTCCCAGATTACGATGTTTCATTTGATAAGTTAATTGAAAATGTAATTAATTGGGCAGCTGATAAAGATATCTTAAAGAAAGAAAATGCACCAAAGCAATTATTAAAAGTTTTGGAAGAAGTGGGTGAAACCGCAGGAGCATTATTAAAATCTAAAGATGAGGAAATAAAAGATGGTATCGGTGATTCATTTGTAACACTTATCATTTTGGCTAAACAATTGGGATTAACTCCTAGTCAATGTTTAGAAGCCGCTTGGAATGAAATTAAAGACCGTACTGGTAAGACCGTAAATGGTGTATTCGTAAAAAATTAATATGAGCTTTTTCGCAAATAACATTAATAAAAAAGAGCATAGCTTGTGGGTGGAGAAATACCGCCCACAAACTCTTGCTGAGTATGTTGGTAATGAAACCATCAAAGAAACTATTCAACAATATTTGGATACAAATGATATTCCACATTTACTTTTGTACGGAAAAGCCGGCACTGGTAAAACTACGTTGGCAAAGTTAATCGTAAACACAATCAAATGTGACTTTATGATTATCAACGCATCGGATGAAAACAATGTGGATACCGTTCGTAACAAAGTAAAGAACTTTGCATCATCGGTGGGATTTGCAGGATTTAAAGTTGTAATTTTGGATGAGTTTGATTATATGACTCCAAACGCACAAGCAATCCTTCGTAACTTAATGGAAACATTTAGTAAGCATTGTAGATTTATCTTAACCTGTAATTACATTGAGAAAATCATTGACCCAATTCAAAGTAGATGTCAATCATTTGCAATCACACCTCCTACAAAAAAGGATGTAGCTGTTCAGGTTAGTAAAATATTAGATTCTGAAAAGATTACATATGATATTAAAAATGTAGCTGAAATTGTAAGTTCGTATTATCCTGATATTCGTAGAATATTAAATACATGCCAACTTCAATCTAACAAGGGAGAGTTAAACGTGGATAAATCAATTATGATTGAATCCGATTTTAGAACCAAATTAGTAGAAGCTCTTAAAACTTCAGATGATAAAAGAAATCTTTATTTGAAAACTAGACAAATGGTTTTGGATAATCAAATGAATGACTATACTGAAATGTATACATATTTGTATGATAAAGTTGATGAGTATGCAGGTGGTAATACAGCCAACATAATATTAGCAATTTCAGAATCACAATATAAAGATTCAATGGTAGTGGATAAAGAGATTGTATTCGCATCATTATTAATTCAAATTATAAACATTATAAGATAATGGAAGGACAGCAAGGATTGCCATTAGGTATGACCCTAAATGATGCAAGAGATATGGATTGTGAATGTGGTAATAAAACATTTATGCCAGCATTCCGATTTAAAAAATTAAGTAAGTTGATGACAGGACAACCAAATGATTCAATTATTCCAATTGAACTATATTTGTGTACTCAATGTGGTAAACCTTTACAAGAGTTATTACCGGATGAACTTAGAGATAAACAAGTTAAACCATTAATTCAATAATATGGCTGGTAAATCTTTATTTGACCACATTAAGGCTATAACAAACGAACAAGACCCTAAGTATTTTGATAATTTATCAGATGAGGATAAGAAGTCTTGGAGTAATTTTATGATTAATCGATTTCTTTCGATGAATCCTGATTGGGTAGAATTAATTGCATCAATACTACCTTTGACTCAAACGCTTGAACCAAAGGATATGTACAAATTGTATATTAATTTGATTCCAAAAGGAAGATACTTTCTAAAGTATATGAAAGGCAAATCTGCTGAAAAATATGAAAGTTTTATAGTAGAACTTGTTCAAAAGGAATATGATTGTTCAGAGTTACAATCAAATGAATATTTAGAAATTTTATATGCAACGAGGGAAGGTAGAGAAAACATAAAATATATTTCTGAAAAGTATGGTATTGACAAAAAACAAATTACAAAATTAAAATTAAAGATATAAATTTTTTGGTTTAATCAAATAATTTTTGTATATTTGTAATATGGCTAGAGTATCATTTTCACAATATAGTATGTGGCACAATTGTCCACAGCAATACAAACTAAGTTACATAGATGGTTTATCAGAATCATCATCCAATATACATTCTGTATTTGGTTCAGCAATGCATGAAACGTTGCAAGAATATTTAAGCAGATGCCTTCGTATCTCCAAATCACAAGCTGATAAAGGAATGGATACGAAGGCATTTCTTAAAGAAAAGATGAGAGAGTTTTTTCTCAAAGAATCTAATGAGGGCAAAGACCCAATTTGT